TAAACCTGATCCAAAAGAAGTTGACCTAAGACATTCTATGCACTTATCTCCTATATCAACTTGTTTACATTGATAAGCCATTATTTATTCTCCAAACAACATTGACAAATATCTACAGGTATTCTCATGTAATGAACTACTACATTCATGCCATCATAAGTTTCTGTTTGACCATTAACTTTTTCTCCCAGTGCTATACTTTTTTGGCCGTATAAATCTCCTTTATTAATAAAAGATTTACACTGATAACACTTTCTTTCTTTTCTAGTTTTTTTAAGTTTCATAATTAATTAGTTGTAAATTTAACTTGGCCTACAGTATTACCATTAATATCTCTTAATTTTGTTTCTAATTCCCATGACGTATCAGGGTCTATAACTGATTCAATAGCAGTTGCATAATTTTTTAGTATTCTTGAAATTTCAAAACCTAAATTTTCATCAGCAAAAGCCTCGTTATCAGTGTTAATTTTAATTGTGAGATTCATTTTTTACCTACATATCTAGGGTTATCTTTTAAATGATATGGATTATATTTTTTGACTTTTTTATATATATCAAAAATAGATTCTCTTTCATCTTGACTAAATTTTTTTAAGTCAAAATTTACTATTTCATCAAGTGCTAAAAATAAAGCACTTGCATCTTTTTCTTGTAATTTAATATTCATAGCTTTTTTTACCTCTAATATGTAATCTTTCTGCTATGTCATGACAACTGTTAGCTACTTCATAACTTAGTCCAACTGTAAAATGAATAATATCTTGGTATAACCTATTAGATAATTCATTATTTGAAGCATCATAATACCTAAGTAAAGTATTTATTAATGCTATTCTTTGTTTTTTTGATTCCATAATTAATAAATGTCAACGATAGTTTTAGCTTGTTTTTCAATAGATTCAAGAATTTTATGAAATTCATAAGCTACGTCTTGTGATACATCATCTTCTTTATCTTTAAAGTTTTTTATCGTAGCTTTAATTGATTCATGAATTAATCCATATTCATTAGTAGATAATACAAGTCCAATAACTCTTGTTGCATCACTTCTAAATCTAGTCATGATTTAACCTCAGAATTTAGATAGTCTCTTAATTCTTTCCCTTCTAATGGATTCCAATAAAGATTAAACTGCCATCCTATATATCTAGGTAAATCTCTAATAGGAGATACTTCAAAATACTTACCATTAATTACATTAGGCATTTTTTCATACTTATTTTTATAAGCATTCATAAATAATGGATAGTCACAATCTTCCTCTAAAAAGATTTTTTCTGTAGTTCTATTTATGTAAGAAAATTCAGAAATTTCATTATGAATGTCAACGTCAGTTACGTCTTTATAACTGACTTCTAACCATCCATGACTTCCATCCTCATGGAAAATAAATTGTTTTTTCATTTTGTTTTTTTGGTA